CGTTTATGAAGGTCGTTCAGGTTCATTTAAATTCATTACAGGAAAAGAAACTCCTGCAGGCACTATCAACGGTGTAGTGAAAAAAATGTACACAGGCGAAGATGCTTCAGTAACTTGGAAGACTGCTGGTTCATTCAAAGTACTAGTAGACGGCACTGTAACAAGATTCACAGGCATACCAACTAAGACTACTAATCAAATCACTGCTGATGTACAAGCACAAGCAGAAGTAGTTGCTGAAGAGCAAGTGGATGAAGAAATTGCAATCGCAGTTTAAGTTATCCGACCTACGGATATCAAACGCAGAACAGATGGTCCTGACCGCAACGACCGAATGGCAAACACGGTTCTGGACCAATGTTCGAAATTCATTAGTACGAAAACATTTTAGCAACTATCGTTGACTGAATACAGGTTTCCAAATATAATAAAAGGATGCCGCACTGTAATATAATAATCAAAGATGAAGTCAACGTAAAACTAGACGGATTAGATCTGGTTACTAGACGTAAACTGGCCAATAAATTTAAATATGAAATACCAGGAGCAAGATTCATGCCCGCTGTGAGACTAGGCAGATGGGATGGCACTGTATCCTTTTTTACACAGGGCGGATTGACTTATGTGAACTTGCTGGACGAAATTATTCCAATATTAGAACACGAACAATACACATTTGACTTAGAAGACGAACGTGAGCATTATGACTTAAAGTTTGAACCGGTCACATCGGAAACATTCAAACACGTCAAGTGGCCCAAAGGACACAACAACGCCGGAGAGCCAATTGAACTGCGTGATCATCAAGTTGAAGTTATCAATAACTTTGTAAACAATCCACAATGTTTGCAAGAGGTGGCAACTGCCGCTGGTAAAACAATTATTACAGCCGCATTGAGCAAACTGATAGAGCCATATGGTCGCAGTGTTATTATTGTACCAAACAAATCACTAGTGACACAGACTGAAGAAGATTATATCAATATGGGATTAGATGTTGGCGTATATTTTGGTGACAGAAAACAAATAGGACATACACATACTATTGCTACATGGCAATCATTAAACATACTAGAAAAGAAAAGATTGAACTCAGAAGACAATCTAATTGAAGAATTTAAACGTGATGTTGTGTGTGTAATTGTTGACGAAGTACACATGGCTAAAGCAGATGTATTGCGTAGACTGTTAGGTAATGTGTTTGGACAGGTGCCCATACGTTGGGGACTAACTGGCACCATACCCAAAGCAGATCATGATTTTAAATCTCTCCATGTATCGATCGGTAACGTAATTAATAAAGTAAGTGCAAAGGAATTGCAAGACAAAGGCTTATTGGCAAATTTGAATATCGAAGTTATGCAGATGGTTGATTTTTGCGAGTACAAAAATTACAGAGAAGAACAAACATTTTTAGTAACCAGACAACACAGAATAGATTATATTGGTAAACTTATAGAACAAATGGCAAAAACCGGCAACACACTTATACTGGTTGATAGAATTAAGACAGGCGAGTTGTTACAAGAAGCGGTGCCGGATTCAACATTTGTAAGTGGCTCAACCAAGGCTGATGATAGAAAAGAAACATATGATGAAGTGAAAGAAAGTGAAGGCAAAGTAATAATTGCAACTTATGGTGTTGCATCTGTAGGAATTAATTTGCCACGTATATTCAATCTTGTATTGTTAGAGCCAGGTAAATCATTTGTAAGAGTTATACAGTCAATTGGTAGAGGAATACGTAAAGCCAAAGACAAAGACTTCGTGCAAGTTTGGGATATTTGTTCAACAGCAAAATTTTCTAAAAGACATCTTACAGAACGCAAAAAGTTTTATCGCGAAGCACAGTATCCTTTTAATATCACAAAGGTTGACTATCAACAATCATAAAGCATATAATAGTAATATATGCAAATACTAACAGTAGACAACGAGTGCTTTGTACTCAATAAAATTCCAGATCAAGTAGATGAAGATTTAAGATTTTCGGTGCTGGATAATTCAGATCCGAATGAACCAGATTTTTTCTTTATGCCTTTGATTTATTTAGAATCTTTTTCTTCACCATCAGTGACACTAGAAATAGCAAATAAAAAAATACAGATGCCTTTGGATTGGCATATTCTGTTAGGTGATTCAGAAGTAGGAGAATTAGAAATTATTCCGTTAACTTCGTTAAATGATAGATCATTTTCCGCATTTTGCTTCAATCCAATAAACGGATTGTTACCAAAATATCATGATGTTCAAATCACAAACATCTACAACGAAGTAGAATGGTTCTTTCCACGTGTAAGAAACAATCAATTAATTGCAATCCCGTTAGAATTAACACCCGAACCACAGTGTGCATACTTTATTAAAGATGTAAATCGTAACAACGACTCTGTGCATTTAAACAAATTATTCTGGAATGGCCGAAATTAATTACGAAAATTTTTACAATGACACTCCTCTGATGGTTATATCAGGCCCGTGTCAAATTGAATCACGTGACCATGCTATGATGATTGCTGAACACGTTGTAGATGTTTGTGATCAATTAGAAGTGCCTCTGTTGTTTAAGGCAAGTTTTGACAAAGCCAATAGATCGTCCATCAGTAGCAAACGTGGAATTGGTATCGACGAAGGATTAAAAATTTTACAAGAGATTAAATCAAAGTTAGGAGTATCTGTGACTACTGACATACATTTACCGGATCAAGCACAATCTGTTGCTGAAGTTGTAGATGTTTTACAGATTCCTGCTTTTTTATGTAGACAAACAGACTTAATAGTGCAGGCGGCAAACACAGGAAAAATTATTACAATTAAGAAAGGGCAGTTTCTTTCTTACACTGACACCAATAACATTTGTAGGAAAGTTGCAGAAACTGGCAATACCCAGAGTGTAATTATAGAACGTGGCACATCTTTTGGTTACGGCAATTTGATTGTAGACATGCGAGGATTTGAACATCATAAACGTTGTGACACTCCAATTATATTTGACGCTACACACTCTGTACAACACCCAGGAGGACAAGGACAATCGTCGGGAGGTGATAGGACTATGGTTGAACCATTAAGTATGAGTGCTGTTGCACAATCTATTGCTGGAGTATTTTTAGAAGTACATGATGATCCAAACAATGCTCCATCAGATGGTCCTAATGCACTTTACCTTAATGATTTCAAGGACTTAGTGCAACGTCTTAAATCTTTGGATGAGTTTGTAAAATCATAATAAATTATGCCTGATGTCAAGAACGTTAGAATAAAAAATGGCGTACGCATTATTGAACCATTTGAAATAGTAGATGAAGGTCCTGAGGCAGAACCAACTCTTTTAATACCTACCGAATCAGAAAAATTATTGTTAAATGCAATTGATAGTTTACTAGAAAGATATCATAAAAGCAAATACACACAAGGACATTGGATAAATTTGGATCGAAAGATTGCAGTGATTCCAATAATGCGTTCTGCTTCATCATCGATGAATGAAATAATGTCGAAGGTACCTAACTGGAAAAAATTTCACAACAAAGAATGTTCAAAAGATTTTCAATTTTTTACTGTGTGGCGAGATCCTTATGTGAGATTTATTAGTGCTTTGAGTAGAGAATTAAGTGAGATATGTGATCCGCACAAAGGTAATGAAAAAGAAATTATACAAAAAACTGTTACTGCTTGGTTAGATGACCCGGATCTTATTTTGACTTTGGATCACACTATATCACAGACCGAATATTGTAGGCAAGTAGTACCAAAACATTCTACAGTGACAGTATATAACATAACGGAGTTAAACACTATGTTGGCCGATAGTGCAGGAGTAGCTAGTGTGATACCTCATTTAAATCCATCATCTGACTACCAACCAGATATAAAAAGATTTTTTGATACAGAGAAAAATTTTATGCAAAAATGGTGTGAGCAAGAATATAAAGAGGATTACAATACTTGGAATCAACTTACAAATGCAGACACTTTATCCATCAATATAGCATATTGATCTTTTGCAACTTTGCGCCATGCATAAAAGTTGTGTGCAAGTTTAGGCAAACATTCTTGATATAAACTTTTTAAATTTTGTCCGTATAAATTTTTTAGTCCAACTTTTATATTCATACGTTGATAATGATACATTGGATATTGATTGTCTTCATAGTCCACTGTAGGCCAATCAAGTTCTTTATCAAATGTTTCTAAGCCGTATGAATGCAATACACTTTGTATGTTGGGGTCTCCATATATTACAAAAGGCCTTGAACCAATAAGAGGTTTGATTGTTTTTTCAGATATCCATGTTGGGTAACTAGACCCGTCCAGTGTTTCTGTAACCACATTTAGAAAATGTGAATTCCATACATCAATATCTCCCAACGAATAAATGTCGTTTGGATAGTAGCCAGACTCCTCAGGGCCAGGATTGTATATACTGTCGTTGCCTTCATGTGCAGGGATATTGTCTTTTAATATATGTTCACCGGCCAATGTAATAATTCCTGGCACTGACCAATTGTGTAACGATTTGAACAATGCATCGCGATTGTATTTCCATTTGCCTTGATAACACAAAAATACATTTTTGAATGTACTAGGCTGTACTTGCTCCCATGAGTACTGCACAAATTTTTCATCACATATATTAAACCAACTAGCCATATAATCTAAAATTAATACTCTATCGTTGTTCCCATATTGCCCAACATAATCGTTGTGTGCAGGAAATTCATCCCACCAATTCATTACAATAACTTTGTGATGAGGCTTACTCAACCAACGATCGATATTGTCTTTGTATTCGGCCATGGTGCTCCATATTGTATCAACTACTAAAACATTGTCGCCTACGATTTGGTCGAATACTTTTTTAATCATCGGATAAGATGCCCAGTCAGTTGGATATTTGCTCAAAATTAACATATAAATTCTTTTACTTGGTTCATTGCTTCGTTGTGTTTTATTATAGCATATGTACGCCAGTTTTCAAAATTGTGTTTTATTTTTGGTTTTAATTTTTCATACCATACTTTTAAATTTTGTGTCTTTATAGTATCAACAATTTTTCCAATTTGGTTGGCATGCTCTGTAAATTCAGGGTGTGGCTCATGATCAAACTCATCATCAAAAGTTTCAAACCCAATGGATTGCAAACGTTCTGTAGTTTCAGGATGTCCGTACACTATGAAAGGTCTACAGCCTATTATAGGTTTGAAAGTTTTTTCTGTTATCCACACAGGATAATATGTTCCATGCAATCCTTCTGACACAATGTTTAAAAAGTGTTTATTCCACACATTCATATCTCCTAATGAATATAAGTCTATACTTGGAGGTAAGTCGTTGGTTTTATTAATTAAATTTGATCCATGGGTGTATGTAATTGTTTCGTTAAAGTTTCTTTGTGTGCCTAAAGAAAGTGTTCCTGTGTGTTTTGATAATTGGTTGTACAGTGCTTGCCGCCATGGTTTAATTTTGTACATATAACACAGATAGGTGTTGTCAAATGATTGCGGTTGTACTTGGTCCCATGTATACTGAGCAAAATTTTGTTCGCAGTTTTTTAACCATACCCATTCATTCAGCAATACCAATACATCTTTATTTTTGTATAATTCACGCCGAAAGTCGCCCCTCATTTCATCCCACCAGTTCATTATCACTACCTTTTGATTATCATTCAACGACTTGGTTACATGCACATCCAGTTCATCAGGATCCATCCATTGTGTATCAATCACCGTAGTTTTTTCATTAGACATCTGTTTGTAAATCTGTTCTACTTGTTGATATGAACTCCAAGATTGATCATGATTAGAAATGATTGGCATAGGCAAGTAATTATGTTATAATAGTTTATGGCTGGTAAGTTTTTAGATATAAAACAAATGATGAGAGCAGTTGATACCAGAGATAAAAACTGGTTTCAAAATTTGTCAGAAGAAGACAAAAAATTATATTCACCGTATATGACTTTAAAATGGACTGCGTCAGTCGAACACAAAGACCGTGCTGTGCAAGAGTTTTATATCGAAGAAGCCAATTCAAATATCAATAAACATCTGTGGACTCTTTCTAAAAACCATAACGGACTATTATGGAAACTGAGTGCCATGTGTGGATCAACTTTTGTATTGTTTCACAAATGGATATACCCTAAAAAGAAAACAGGATCTACCAAATCTAAAATGAAAGAATTACAAGAGTTATACCCAACTGCTAAACAGGTAGATCTAGATTTATTAGACGCAACCATGAGCACCAAAGAGTTTACAGCACTCAAAAAAGATCACGGCATTACTTGACATTTTACCACGCCAGTGTATAATAAGTTATAACCATTATCCTAGGAGGTTTGTATGGGATCAGAAATAATAGAATTTGTAACATTGTTTATTACGTTTTTATTGATGTTATATCTAGCATATTTGCTAGGTAGAATAAGAGAGAATATAAAAATGATAAGAATACGTTTTACACAAATGCAAGATGATCTCCGCAGTGTATCTACTGACATAGATCATTTAAGGAAGAAAATCTAAATACACTAATGACTTATGTGGTGGATGACAAATGTATCATGTGCAAACACACAACCTGTGTGTCTGTGTGTCCTGTGGATTGTTTCTACGAAGGGCCAAACATGCTAGTCATCCACCCAGACGAATGTATAGACTGTGGTGTTTGTGAGCCTGAATGTCCTGAGGACGCAATAAAACCAGACTCAGACAGCATCATTCACTGGACGAACATTAATAAGGAATATGCAGATAAATGGTATGACAATGTTATTACTGAACAAAAAGATCCAATGCCAGGTTATGAAGAAGCAAGTAAAATAGCAGATAAGACAGATTTGTTTGACGGTAATGATTATACTGCTGATTGACAACTGTGGTATTTGTTGTATAATATAATTTTAACAAGGAGATTTACATGAAAAAAGATATTAAAGAATCTTATGATGCTATTATGGACGACAAGGTTAATGCACTGAAAGATCTTCCGTTCCAAGTAAAATTTATGTCTATGCAAATACTAGCATGGATGTGGTCTGCTGTCTTTGGCATATACATTATTGAAAGTATATACGCATTTGGCATCTCTGCGATAGCACACGCATTGTTTATAACAATGACTGTATTGACAGCATTTTATTTCAAACAAGTACGCAAACAAAGAATAGACGGTATTCTAACACGAGGTCATGGCGGTGAGCATGAGTAATAAAGAACGATTGATTTGGTTCTTATTTGGTTTCATACCATTCATTGGTCTTTGTACAGCATTATTAAAGGGGTGGATAGTATTATGAGTGATCAATTTGAATTTGATCTTGAGGCGGAGGATAAACAACTTATAGTAGAAGCGAACGAAATAGTTTGGTCACAAACATTAGATTGGATTAAGAAATACGATTCAATGATCATAGCGGCCAACATGCTGAATTCCGCATTAAGATTATACAAGACATCACTTTCAGATGATGAGTATAAAGCCTTTTGTGATACTATGTATGAGTTAACTGATCAGGTTCAAGAAATGCATTCTGGGAGCAAACATTGATAGCAAAACTTATTTCATATTCACAACTACCGCAATCATTTGAAACTGACATGGATGTGACTGAGATGGTGGCTTACTGTGCGAGAGTGAGTAATCCTAGCAATCAGAAAAATAAAGACACATCAGAGAAACTAATTAGATATTTGATAAAACATCAACACTGGTCGCCACTTGAAATGGTTTCTGCTTGTTTAGAAATTAACACCACTAGAGATATAGCACATCAAATTGTAAGACATAGATCTTTTTCCTTCCAAGAATTTTCACAGCGGTATGCAAATCCACAAGACATGGATGATACATTTGAAGTAAGAGAAGCAAGAATGCAAGATCCAACTAACAGACAAAATAGTATTGCAACTGCTGATATGGAATTGCAACTCTGGTGGGATGCTCAGCAAAAACACATTATAGAAACTGCAAAGACTGTGTATAACAATGCACTTGATAAAGGCATTGCCAAAGAACAAGCAAGAGCAGTTTTACCAGAAGGACTTACAAAAACAAGATTATATATGAATGGCACATTAAGAAGTTGGATACATTATATTGAATTACGTGGTGGGCATGGCACACAAAAAGAACACATGGATATTGCTCACGCCTGTGCTGAAGTAATTGCAAAAATATTTCCAATGGCTGAGGAGTTAATTAGTGAATGATTATCTATCTTATGCTGTCCCACAAAAATTAGTTAAACTCTACATATTTTATCATGTGCAACAACAAATTTTCCTTGTTGGTTTTATGATGATATTCGCAGGAGTTATGCCATCTACTTTTTTAATGGCTTGTTTGTTTATAGGAGGTGATTATACATTTTACAAGAACTTAGAAAAGATGTTAAAATAAACATTATGCCAACTTGTCAGTATTGCAACAAAACGTTCGCACGACAAAAAACTATGGATATACATATGTGCGAGCCTAAGAGACGCTGGAGTCAAAAAGACAACAAAGTCCATGTGTTAGCATTTGAAATATTTAGAAGGTTCTATGAAATAAATTTTGCTAATCAGAAACCAAAACAATTTACAGACTTTGCACAATCACAATACTACAGAGCATTTATAAAGACAGCAGAATTTATCACAGCTAACACTCCTGTTGAGATAGGAGCATTTATTGATTGGCTATGCACATCAAAGATCAGAGTCGACTCATGGGCCAAGCAAGGCACGGTTGATTCGTATATCAAACAATTGGTTAGAACAGAAGCAGTACCACAAGCACTAAACAGAACAATTATTGCAATGGGAGAATGGGCCGAACAAGAAGATGCAAGAATAGAAGACTTTTTTAAATATGTAAATTTGAATCGAGTAACACAGATGATTGCCAACGGTAGAATATCTCCATGGGTGTTACTAAATTGTGAAACAGGCAAAGACATGTTGACCATCATGCACGATGACCAAATTAAAATCATATATGAAATAATAGATCCAGAATGGTGGAAACGTACATTTAAAAAACGTGATGAAGACAGAGATTTTGTAAGAAACACATTAAAGGAAGCAGGCATAGAATGATCTGGATAATAGGTTCATCTTCAGAATATTCCAAAGCAGTTGCAAGTCAGTTCAACAATGTGAAAATTTTTGGAAGAGCAAATATAAATTACAATGATTCCTTTGACAAGTTTATTGATCAACAAACAGATATGCCTAACAAAATTTTTATAAACATTAAATTAGAACAAAATGTTGCCATAGAAACTGATGCTGATGATAACGAATACAAAAAAATGTTAGAAGCATTCTTACCAGTATGGTTATGGAAAATAAGATTATATTCCTATTTTTACAAGCAGAAAATCAATTGTACAATATGTGAAGTGACAAGTTCGATCACACAGTGGCCACAAAATCATAGATTGCATATGCCATACGCATCTTTAAGATCTATGAGTCAGCAAGCCGGACTGGCCCACAACACAAAGGATTTAAAAATATTCAATGTAAGTCCAAGTAACATAAACGATGATAACATTTTACAATATGCAAAGCGGACTGCTAAAATGATTAATAATCCCGATAAAGTGGTTAACAAAATAATAGATCTAGAAAATATAACATGATAAAACTAAAAACAAAATCTAGAACATTTACTTGCGATGGCTTAATTGTGGAAGGCATGAGTGTTGCTGATGGCCATCCATTAATATATCTAACAATGAAAGAGGAGGAGACTGAAATGGTGTGTCCATATTGCAGTGCTGTGTATGAATATGACGATAGATGATAAAATTGACATGTATAAAGAAAAATTAGACGTGTTCATAGAACCGTTGGATAGATATCAATTTCTAATGGATCAATCCGATCTAGGAGAAGCGTTACCTGATGAATTTATGATTGATGAATTCAAAGTTACCGGATGTGTAAGTCAAGTATGGTTAGTGCCAAGAATGCAAAATGGTATCTTAACGTTCATGGCTGACTCGGATGCATTGATTACAAAAGGAGTAGTCAAAGTGTTATGTGATATCTATAGTGGCAGAGTGCCATGGGAAGTGACAGCAAACACACGTGATATTACTGATGAATTAAATTTTGGCAACATACTGTCTATGAATAGACGTAATGGTGCTTACAACATGATTAAAAAAATAAAGGAGTATGCGGAACAATGCAAAATATCGTTAACCAAATAATACAGTGGCACAAAGATCGTAATTTAATCGAAGGTAGCACTGACAAAGATCAAGTTTTAAAACTTGCACAAGAGTTAGGTGAACTGAGTGATAATGTGTGTAAAAATAATCACCCCATGCTTATAGCAGATGATTTAGGCGACATGATGGTTGTTATGTTAAACATTATGTATAGAAACGAATTAACAATTGATGTGTGTTTACAAAAAGCATATGATTCTATTAAGGACAGAAAAGGCAAGATGATAGATGGAATATTTGTCAAAGAGGTACCTAAAGGAGATCCAATACCAAAAGGTTTAGGAGGCAAAAAAAATTAGAATGGCAAAGAAAAAATATTTCACAATACATCATGTCGATACATTCCGTGAAGTCTATAGAACAGATGATCCAATCGAGCTGGTGCATTGGTTCAATGATGAGGCGGTAAATATGGAACTACATGAAATGTGGGTGGCATATGATGGCAAGTTTCATGGAGCCGAATTTATAAAAGAAAAGTTTGCAGAACGAAAACGCATAGATGCGGCGGCAAAATATCAGGAGAATAAAAATGGCAATTAAAGACGGAGTACATTTACCAAGCAAAAAATTTAGAGAAAATTATAATTCTATATTTGGTAAGAAAAAGAAAACAAATAAAGATTCATATGGAAGAGACGTAGGAGATAAAACTTTTGATGAATATTGGTCAGACGAAGAAAAATTATTGGATCTATCTCTAGATGAAAGCAGACGCCAAAAAGAAGAAAGAGATAAAAGACGTAACCGCAAAGATGATAATTGATTCGCAAGTTTTACACACAGGCACAGATGATTTTTTCGATGTTAGTAATGAAAAAATTATTATCTCTCCTAGACGCTTCACAGACATAGCAGATGACGACAAAGAAATATCTGCCAATGCTTTTAAAAAACTTTCTACGTTATTAAAAAACAATCAAGTATATGTGGCTCCGTTCTGTGATGCTTGTTTAATATATAGACATCTAATGAACAGCAATGAATTAGGTAACACTATTCTTAAGCATAAAAACTTATTTTGGTACACAGATGGTTATTTACAGTCTACAATATATGACAGTTGCGTACAAACATATTCTCTTCCAAGTAACTTTGTTGCAGAATTTTCTGGACAAATTAATTCTCCTGCAGAGCCAAACTATACTGAATCAAGATTTATTTGTATGATGAATAATCACCGAAACCATCGAGATCAAACCTTATTAAATCTACATCATCGCAATCTTGTACACAAAGGAAATGTTGTGTATCATGAAAAAACTTTTACAGTTCCTAATGTTATGGAACAAGACTTATTCGAAGATACACGTGAAAAGGAAGAAGAGACTTACAAAGGACATATTACAGATACTCCAATATACAATGGATGTATGATAGAACTAGTCAGCGAGGCTTTTATAGATGACTTAATTTTTATAACCGAAAAGGCTGTGCGTCCAATGGCTGTTGGTATACCTAGCATCTATGTGGCAGGATACAAATATGTACAGGCTTTACGTGATCTTGGTTTTAAAACACATGATGATGTAATAGATCACTCTTACGACAACGAGCAGGATGACTGGGTTAGGATCAACAAAGCTTGTATGGAGTTGAAAGCAGTGCTTGATACTCATACTCCACAACAATTTTTCCAAGCAACACATAAGGATACAGTGCATAATCAAATGTTACTTAAAGAGAAATATTTGAACAAAGAACCAGACGCTTTCTTAAAGAGCTGGATAAATGATGTAGGTTATTAAATACCTACATTATGCATCAAGCAATTCAACACAAACATATTATAATAAGAGCAGAGTGTAATAATCCACCTATGTGGCCTGACGACGCTATTGCATGGTGGAACCAATTGGTCAAAGACATAGGTATGAAGAAATTGGATGTCGAACACAATCCTATCTGCGGTTATGTTGATACTCCTGGAAATTCAGGACTCACAATCGCTGGCATTATAGAAACAAGTCATATTGCCATGCATGTCTGGGACGAACTAGACCCTGCTTTGATACAGTTGGATGTGTACACTTGTTCATCCTTGGATACAAAAATTGTAATGAAAGCATTACAACAATTTGAACCTATTTCTGTAGAATCGAAATATCTTGACCGTGAGTACCGATTACACGAACAATCTTGATCCTGGCATGGGCATTCATCATGAGGAATGCGGTTACAACGCAAGGTTTAAATATTCTGTACCACTTCACTCATACGGAGTAAACCCTGCCATGATCGATTGGATGGCCGAACATTGTAAAGGAAAATATGGCTGGCATTTCAATCCACATAACGGAAGCTATCCATATGGTACTAGTGACAATTGGTATGAACATCAAGATGCCTTTTGTAGTTTTTCACACAAGAGAGATGCAATAATTTTTTCACTAACATGGAGTGGGATGCAGTGAAAAATGTTTATCATACTTTAAATTGACATAACCAAATTTACTCTTTATAATTGTAGTATGCCTGATATAGATATTGACTTGGCTGATAGAAATATTTTACTTGATAAAGTAAAACACACTAGAGCAACCATAATTAAGGACAAAGAAACAAAACCACACAACACAGGTGTATACTTTACAGACTGTCCGCAAATTCCAAATAGTAATCAATGTTCTATCAATTATAAGGAAGCAGATAGTTTAGGGTATTTCAAAATAGATTTGTTGAATGTAAATTTATATTCACTGGTGAAAGACAGAGTTGTGCTCCAAGAAATGTTTGACCGTGACCCGCCATGGAACAGACTTGAAGATAAAACATTTGTTGATGAACTATTCCATTTGAATGGCCATCATGATGTTGTATCTAAATTAATGCCACAAAATCTTGAACAACTAGCGGCATGCTTGGCCATTATAAGACCAGCCAAGAGATATCTAATAGGCAAGAGTTGGCCTGAAATATTAGAAGATGTTTGGGTTAAACCAAAAAATGAGCAATATTATTTTAAGAAGGCTCATGCGTTTTCATATGCAGGTGCAGTAATTGTGCATATGAATTTACTTGACTCTGCGAACTAATTGAATTGTTTTCCTGCGTATTCTACGATCTTTTGTAAGATCTGATAGTTTTGTTATAGGACCAAAAACTACTGTGCAGTCTTTGGTTGAGTAAGTCTTTAAAGAGTTTTTGAATCGATCAAACTTTTTTCCTATAAAGATGTTGATCGGCAACTTGCGATTAGACTCCCACCACCATTCACTACCGTTGTTTAAAAAGTCGTTAATCAACAATTTTGGAATAGAATCGAAGCAATACATACTTAAAACTTTGATATCAGCATTTTGTATGATGCCTACGTGTTCAAATTTACCCACTTGTACGAGTGATAGAAAAGGGTACTTGTCTTTAAGTGCGTCGATATCTAACTTCATTATAGGTAATTACCAGACAAGTTATCTACGTCTTAAGAACTTGGCCTATAAATACTTGAAATGTCATGCAATATGTTACTGGATACATACTACCAAACGAACTTGATGTGCTCTTGCACACAGACGGAACCGAACGGAGATTCGAAAAAGTGTACGAAAGACCTATAAAACTATACAAAGAATTTAATAATTCGTTCACTATTGTGGTCAAAAATCAAGATCAGAAGAAACAATTTGTAAACGATTCATCGTGCGAATTACAGATATCAAATGAAGATGATCAATTGGTTGTCACTAAAACTGGCGTTGTGCAGGATGATGGTTCAAGCACAGCAACCAAAGGACATATAAAATTTACTCTGTCTGAATCTGATATGCTAAAATTGGATCAAACATTTTATCATGGTGTGCTTAAATTTACCGGCAATGATTCAACTGTCTCAATACTATACGCTGACACCAAGTTTGATGCTAAAATTAATTTTGAAGTTGTACAAGGCACATCACCGGAGTTCAAAGCATCAACACAATTAGATGCATTCACTCTGCTTGAAGGAGAATTTATTACATCGTCTGTTGATGCAAAACCAAATAATAATTCAAACGACGGTCTTCACACAGCAGTTTATTATCTCAATAACTTTTCAGGCACAATTAAAATACTGGGTACAATGACCGCCGGAGCATCATATGCCACTGACGCACAACAATCAGAATTTTTTGTAATCGATAGTCGAGAGTATGCTGAAGAAACTGGACGTAGGTATGTAAACTTTACCGGCGTGTTTAAACGTGTGGCTTTTGCCGCACACCATTCTGACTCGACAGGTGCACCTGATTCATCCACAGTCCTGTCAGGACTAGACAAGATCCTATATAGGTCTTAATGTTTTTTGCAATCACTTTTTATATACTGACACTCAAACATGCTTTGTGTGATTTTGCTCTTCAGGGCAGACTCAAAGGCGAAAATAAAAAATGGATTCTGCTATCACGCAAAGGCATGCTACATGCTTTTGATCATCTAACAGGCACTGCTATTGTACTGACTGTGATGAATTTATATTTGCAAACCAATTGGTTAATGGTGCCATTAATTGCTGTATTAGATTTTGTGTTACATTTAGTAATCGATTGGCGCAAAAATATAATTGTTAAGCATCATGGATGGTCTCAAAATGACAGACAGTTTTGGGTGTTGACATCAATTGACCAAGGTGCTCACCTTTCTTGCTACTTGTTATATTGTTGGTTGCTCTATCTTTCTGTATAGTTTATAATAAGGACATGTCACAAAACAATTCAGACAACTCGGCTTTGTATACGGCAGAAGCAAACATGATGGATGCTAATTTACAGATTGCAAAATTAGAATACAAACTTAAAAGATTAATTCCTGTGCTTACAGAGATTGTTGATATAGCAAATCTAGAGGGTGCTACACAACTTACCACGGGTGTTATTGTTAAACACAAAGTAGAACAAGCACAAGCAATCATTAATGAGTGAATTTGTAAATGATCCAATGTTTTGGATTAACACTCTTTGCGTAATCGCATCAATGACTGCACTTCATTTAATATCCGGTAAAACAAATAATGAACGTAACACAGGATTTTGGATTACCATTTTTACACAGCCATTATTTTTTTATCTAGGTATGGTAACCGGAGCATGGAGTTTGATATTTTTAAGCAGTTGGCGAGCTTATGAGAGTGTGCGTGGAGTACTCCACAATCCCAGAACAGTCTTTGACAAACGTAAAAAATAGTTTATACTGTACATATGTTTCCTGAACTCAAACAAGCAGTAGAGTCACATCTTCCGTCTAAGCGAAAGAAAACACCCAGTGGATGGACTTCATTCAATGCTCCTTGTTGTGTGCATAATAATGAATCAGCTGATAACAGAATGCGTGGAGGCATGATGTTTTTACCAGACGGTGGTATTCAGTATCACTGTTTCAACTGTGGATGGAAAGCCAACTACACACCAGGTAGATATTTGAACAGACGTTTTAGACAGTTGATGCAATGGATCAATATACCAATGAGTGAAATAGGAAAACTTAGTATGCAGGCCATGGGACATGCAAGTGAAGGGGAAATTGCACAACGAACATTAGATAATGAGATAAAGTTTGATACTGTAAAAGTGCCGGATGATGCTGTGGTAATACAACAACAACCAGACTGTGTGAACTATCTACAATCACGTGGCATCAGCGTTACAGATAGTTTATTTTTTACTGCTCCATCACAGCGTGACAGAGTGATTGTTCCTGTTACATGGCAACACAAACCAATTGGGTTTGTTGCGAGAGCTATAAGTGCAAACACAAGACCAAAATATTTTGCAAACGTGCAACCAGGAACAGTATTCAACATGGACAATCAACATTGGTCACGCAGGTTTGTAATTGTAGTTGAAGGCATATTTGATGCCATTGTGCTAGACAGTGTTGCTATACTTGGTTCAGAGATTGCACATAAACAAAAACTGCAAATTGATTCTTTGAACAGAGAAGTAATTGTTGTACCAGACAGAGACAAGGCAGGTACCAAACTGATCGATCAAGCAATTGAATACAATTGGTCTGTGAGCATGCCGCCATGGCACGATGATGTAAAAGATATTAATAATGCAGTGTTGCGATATGGTAAAGTATTGACTATGCAGGCCATATTAAAACATAAACACACAAATAAAACAAAGATAAAATTACATGAAAAATTATGGCTCACTTAAAACACCACTGAGATATCCTGGTGGCAAATCTCGAGCAGTAAACTATCTAGGCACACTATTACCAGAAAGAGTTTCTGCATATCGTGACCCGTTTGTGGGCGGTGGCTCTATGGCTTTGTACATCACAAAAAATTATCCATGGGTGCCTGTGTGGATAAATGATTCATACTATCCCTTAGTTGCATTTTGGAAAAATCTAAAAGACCAGGGCAGTAGAATGGCATTGGATTTACTCAAAGTAAAAGCATCAACATATAATTCTATAGATGACCAAAAAAGAATGTACAACGATGCAAAACGACTTATTATTACAGGTGACGAATACACTGTTGGTGTTTGTTTTTTTATACTTAACAAATGTTCTTTTTCTGGTCTTACTGAGTCTAGTTCATTTTCTAAACAAGCATATGATGGTAACTTTACAATTAACAATATTAAAAATCTTGTATACTATCAAAAAATTATTAAAGATTGGAAAATAACAAACATAGATTATTCTAATGTACTCAAAGCAAATTGGGGAGCACATGATCTAGAAGGCGACTTCGTGTTTCTAGATCCTCCATATGATATAAAAGCAAATCTATATGGGCGTGACGGAGCACAACACAAAGGATTTAGTCACGATAAATTTGCAGAGGACATTAAAAAATTGACAGCAAATTTTATGATAACATACAATTCAAACCAAACTATAACTGATCTGTTTGACACATTCACATTGATGGAATGGGATTTGCAGTACACCATGAGAAGTACAGGTACATATATGAAAGATCAAAAAGAAAGAAAAGAATTATTAATAACCAATTATCCGAATGACAGAGTCATTGGAATGTAATATAATATAAACTGTGGAATATACTAGAGACTTACAAAAACTATTTTTAGAAATGTTTCTTGCAGACGCAGAGTCGTTTGTAAGAGCACAAAACATTTTCTTCTATAGACATTATGATGCTGAATTGCGTGAAGCGGCTAAGTTTATTCATGAGTATGCACAAGAATATAAAACATTGCCCGAAGTTGAAATGGTCAATGCAAAGACTGGGTCTAATTTATTAAGTGCATCAGATATTGATCCAAAACATTTTGAGTGGTTTTTAGACGAGTATGAAGCATTTTCTAGACATAAAGAATTAGAATCAGCAATACTGAAGTCTGCAGACATGTTAGAAAAAGGTGAATATGGTTCTGTGGAAGGCATGATCAAAGAAGCGGTACAGATTGGCTTGACTAGAGATATGGGTACTGACTACTTTGCAGACCCTAAAGCAAGACTACAAGCACTTAAAGACAACAACGGTGTAATGGCAACAGGCTGGAAAAACTTTGATAAGAAACTGTTTGGCGGATTTAATAGAGGTGAGTTGAATATATTTGCAGGCGGCTCTGGTGCTGGTAAGAGTTTGTTCTTACAGAACTTGGCATGCAATTATGTTGAGCAAGGGTTAAATGCTGTGTATGTAACATTAGAGTTAAGTGAGAACTTGACTGCCATGAGAATAGATGCAATGATGACAGATACAAACACCAGAGACATCTACAAAGACCTGGATACAGTTGATCTTAAAGTTAAGATGAAAGCTAAAGAGTCAGGCAAGTTGCGTATCAAATATATACAATCGGGTAGCACAGCAATTGATGTGAGGGCATACATCAAAGAGTTTGAAATACAACACAATGTCAAGTGCGATGTAATACTGATTGATTATTTAGATTTACTAATGCCAATCAACAAACGTGTATCTCCATCAGACTTGTTTGTGAAAGACAAGTATGTGTCTGAAGAACTTAGAAACTTGGCTGTAGATTTGAACTGTGTGATGATTACTGCTTCGCAGTTGAACAGAGCATCTGTTGAAGAGATAGAGTTTGATCATTCACATATCAGTGGCGGACTGTCTAAGATACAAACAGCAGACAACGTGATTGGTATCTTTACCAGCAGAGCAATGAGAGAACGTGGCAAGTATCAGATACAGTTTATGAAAACTAGATCAAGTTCTGGTGTTGGACACAAAGTTGATTTAGAATTTAACATTGACACACTGAGAATACATGACTTGGCAGAGGATGAAGAATACCAATCATTTAAGAAACAAGCACCAAGCATATATCAAAACTTGAAAAGAACTTCTACAGTATCAGAAGAACCAAAAGAAGAACACAAAGCACAAGGTGATGATGTTGGCAAAGTTAAAGCGGAGATCGAATCGTCAAAAATTAAGCAGTTGATTGCTAACATGAACAAAGACAATTAATTGTAAAACTGATCTATCTTTAAACTTTCACATTCAATAACTTCGATATAATCAGAATTGTTTAGATGTTTTATTTTGCCTATACCACGTATAACGTCTGTGTCTGAATAGGCAAATGGTTTATTGATTGTGCAATCTACATAGTAACCGTTGTCTACGCCTAGTGTTACAAAGGTCACATACTTTTTATTTCCGCTCTTATACACTCTGCCATTAGCAACTAGTCCAGCAAACTCTATGCGATCCAGATATAATGATCTTGTATAGAAACCTGGTAAGAATTTATCTGCGGACCACCAACCATACTTTTTGTATTGCCACGCAGGATCATCAAACTGATCAGATTTAGACACAGTAACAGGAGTCAAGCCAGCACGTTTGGCTTCTGTCTTGTATACCCATTTCTTATAAGAACCATGACAGTGTTTAAGTGCGGCATTCCAGAATCCTTTTTGGTTGTGTGCTTTCTGGTATGCTAATGCCCATATCAGTCTACCCAAGTTTACAGCATGAGCCTTGCACAACCCAAAGCCACTTAACTCTTGCAGTGTTGCAAACACTTCGTCTTTGCGTGGATGATCACCTAACTTGGTCATAAACTCCATCACACGTTCTTCATTCTTCTTGGCAAATGCTCTGCGATACATGTCTGCTTCATAGTAGTTGCATCCAATCAACTGTGCTATCTGTATGATAGCATCATCTTCACATACCACAACGTCTGATACTCTGTCAGCAGTCCAGTCGTTGAAGAAAGATGCTTTGCGTCTACCTTGCATGGCCACTGGCCTAATCAGTGCTGTGGCAAATACACAGTCTCTCATTGATTTTGGTCGTATGGCTCTAAACAATCTTCTCATGGCGGGTGATTCGCCTTGGGTGACTCCCAACACGTCGCCCCGACTCAACAAAGACGAAGTAGCCTCGTCTATCTCTGGATACTCGTATAATTTTGTTATCGGGTCTATGTCCAACAGTTGACTGAGTCCTCTGTTGGCCAATATGTCTACTTTGAGATGTTCTAGATCCTCTACTTCGTTCTTGTCTAACAGTATTTGATTTGTTTGTGATATTAAAGATTTTGGTAATTGCCTTGTAAACATTAAGATGCCGCCACAGTGTTTTGATATACATTTCTTTTTGCCTTTCAGTTTGTTTTCTATTCGCTTTGCTTCTTTAGGGTCTATGCCTAGTGATTCATAGGTAAACTTCTTAGGCAGTCGTCCTTTATGTCCTAATCGTTTTGCCGCTTCTCGTTTGGCTGACTTGTCTTTGTACAACACATAATTTGATATACGTGCTGACTTGCCTGGCCATTTTTTGAATATACGATTCATAACTTCTTCTTGTCGATAATGAGGGTAATCAATATCAACATCTGGTAAGTCATCTCTCTTAGGATTAAGAAATCGTGCCACAGGAATATCCCATTGCAATGGGTCAACGTCTGTTATTCCCATTAGGTAACACACCAATGACGAGCCAGCAGAACCACGTGTCATATGAGTTATGTCTGTGGTAAGATCTAAAATATCTCTGATCTGGCAGAAGTAATCAACGAATCGTAACGAGAGTATGATCTCCATCTCTTCTGCGAGTCTTTCATGATACTTTGCTGTTGGGGGACAAGTGCGTACAAAACGCGAGGTAAGTTCGCCTATTTGATCTAGTGCCTTTGTGTTTTTCATGTTGCCTTTGCTTTTGTTTGCCTAATGTTTGATTTGACTCAAACAGTAATAGTATTTACTTGGTTGTAAAAGTTATAATGTTAAGATTGAATTATGTTACTGTGATTGCCGCGAGTGAGTTTTCTGCTAACCATTTTTTATTGTGGAGATACATTTTCCACTCTCTGTCAGACAAAATAACAATTCTAGAAGTAGTGTCGCCACTGTCATCAATTACGTCACTGTTCCAAATAAGGTCTGCATCATATTGGCCCGGACCCATGTACATTCCGCCTTGGGTGGAGTCAACTGTGCTTCCGTCATGCACTTCCCAAAACGAAGAACTATCTACGTAGGATGCACTAAGATCTAAATTTGTAGAACTTAATTTAGCACTTGATTCGGTGCTTGGTTTGGTTGCTAGATAATATTTTACCGGCTCAGTAGAATCATACAGCACTGAACTGGTGTCACCAGCATAATCGTCAGTCAAAGATAATGTGTTGTTTGCATTTTTTGTTAAATTAAAATGCATTTCATTTCCGGCTAGTAAGTTTGGTCTATATGGAAAGTTTGCATCTAAAAAACTTGATGCTTCTGATATTCTAGGCCACCAACAGTTGTATGTGTCGTCAACATCTGAATTTTTCCATATCTCGCTTAGTTGCCAACGTAATATATCAGAGCCGCCTGCTGTCACATTGTTGTATTTTAATCGTGATGCAACCATCTCTTTGTCATCAATTTCAAATTTGTCTATGCATACTCCACTATCTTTTGCACCCTGAATAGTTATAATCAATTGATGATCGGCCACTGAAAGATCTGTTGTAAAACTTAAAGTACCAGATCCGTCAATGTCTCCGTTAGCTACTAATGCTCCATCTAGTGTAAGATGCAGTGTATATGTTTCATTTGTGTATGGATTGCTTGAATCACCGTCATCTTGGCCTACTGCACTAATTTTTTCATCATTTGCCCAGGCATTGTGTAAACTTGAAAATGTTAATTTATATGTACTCATTTAGTCTGTGTTATAATATGTTTAATGTAAATATTTATGTGAGTAATCTATTGTTATCGAGCCAAACTGTAAATGTAAACAATTTAAACATTTGGCACCATTCTGTTATCATGCTAGGATCTGAATTGGCTAGCACAGTGGGATTTATCATGAATCAGCCTGTGATGAACATTGATCAAACACAGATATCACGCATATACGGAATAAAGAGTGATCTTCCTAAGCAACCTATATACTGTGGTGGCCCAATTGCTATGGAAAAAATTACTATTATACATAGTCTAGATTATCATGTGAAAGGTACCAGTATCATGAACGACGAGTGTGCAATCACATTCAATGATCAAATTGCTAGAGACATTCTGGAAGGCGGAGGACCTAAAAACTACAAGATTATGCTAGGTTATTGTACATGGCAAGATGGACAACTAGATGCTGAACTAGAAAAAAAATTGTGGTTGGAAAATGACTACGATGACATTGTATGGGCAAACTACAAACGCAAAACAAAAATGTGGCGTAAGATAATAGAGAAGAACGCCACTCAAGCATCAAACGAGTTTCTAAATTCGCTTGTCCCTTTCTAATCACAGATAAATTA